ATGCAATTCTTGCATCTGGTACTGTTCCAGATGATAAATTAGAAGCATTTAAGTTGCTTGATGATGTTAAATAACTACCACTTGCTTGTTTGCCATCTAATTGCGTTTGTATGTTAGAAGTTACTCCGTCTGTATAATTTAATTCTGCTGTGGTAGCTGTTACTCCGTCCATTATGTTTAGTTCGGCAGCAGTAGCAGTTACTCCATCGAGTATGTTAAGTTCTGCTATTGTAGAAGTTAGCCCAGTTAGCGTAGTTGCAGTATCTGCGTTACCAGTAACATTACCAGTTAAATCGGCATATAATCTACCTGCGTGAACATTGGCATTTGTTAAACCTAAATCTCCAGTGGAAGAAGCATCTGACGAAGTAGTAGCAAATCGTATCCTATCTAAACTTTCGTCCCAACCAATAAATACATTATCTCCTGTGCTACCTCGTTCTATAATTATTCCTGAATCGTTAGCATTAGAAGCTGCTCCACGATTTAACCCTATAATATTATCTGATACATCTAAATTGGTTTGATTAACAGTAGTTGTTGTACCATTGACTTGTAAATCTCCAGTAACGGTTAAGTTATCATCTAATTGTACTGCACCAGTAAATCTACCAGTTCCATTAACATCTAAAGTATAACTTGGTGAAGCATCTAAAATACCTACTCTTGAATTTGCAGCATCTGTTCTAAATAATGAATTTGCACTTGAATCTTTTATGTTTACATCTACATCATTACCAGGATTATTCACAATTATAAATCCGTCTTGTAGTAATAGATAAGATGTATTATTTCTTACAAGATTAAAATTATGATTTGTGCTTGTTCCTACTAAACCAGAACTATCTGCTGCTTGTAGTTTTGTTGTAACAGTATTTGTAGTGTCTGTTACATTAAATACAGGTGTAGAAGCATCATTAAAATTTATATCTCCAGTAAAAGTAGGACTTGCTAAAGTTTTGTTAGTTAGTGTTTGTGAGCCAGTAAGAGTAGCTACTGTTGAATCTATATTCAAAGTTGCGTCTCCTGAAGTAGCACCACCACTTAATCCTGTACCTGCTACAACAGATGTTATATCTCCTGTATTTGTAGTAAATCCAGAGTCGTTATTAAACTTACTTAATCCAATAGAAGACAATGCAGTTGGTGTTGATTGATTACTTGCATTACCTAAAAATACTTTATCTTCATTTAAGTTTGGTGTTGCTGCAGTTCTACCAGAACCTGCAATCTTTATAGCACCAGTACTTGCATGAGAACGTACAATGTGTCCCATATTCTGTATTAATCCAGACTCTCCAGTAGGTTTAGTAGCAGTTAATCCACCTGCTGTAGTAGATACATATACTGTATCACCAACACTAAATCCAGACGTATCAAAGTTTTCTAATGTACCAAATGTAACAATTTCAACACTATTATTAATACTTGCAGAAGCACTTGCTAATCCAAACGCAGGCATCTTAGCACTATCGTCTGCATCTGCTTTACTTACAATAGGAGTATTTCCTGATATACCAGATATGTATATTACATCACCCTTAGATAATGTTTCTCCTGCTTGTGCAGTAAATACAACTCTATCTGCTTCTTCTGCACTACCACCACCTCCACCAGTACCAGATAAATCTACAATCTCACCAGAATCATTAATATAAAGTTTACTATTGCTTCTATTGAAAGCAAGTTCTCTATCTACAATGTCATTAGTTGTAGGTACACCGCTACCAGCTTTAATTTTTATAATATTTGCCACTTAATCCTCTATTAATAAGTACCACCATCAAAAGTAGTATTAGCAAATCCACCTGATGCTGTAATAGCTCCAGTAAATGTAGATGTACTAGATACCGCTAATGTACCAGTAATCTCTAGGTCTTGATTCATTTCCCATTGAGTTCCAGTATGGTCATACAATAATGTTGCATTTGCTCCGTCAACCCTAATACCAGCTCCATCTGCTGCTGCTGAATCAGCTGCTCCACTAGCTATAACAATCTCTTTATCTTCTACAGTTAATGTTGCTGTATTTAAAGTAGTAGTATCACCTTGTACTGTTAAATTACCAGTAACTGTAAGATTACCACCAGATGTTATATTTCCAGGAAGTGTTAAATCATGAGCCAATTTAGCTGCGGTAATAGTATCATCAGCTATATCTGCATTAACAATAGTTCCATTGACTATTTTTGCTGAAGTAACTGAATTGTCAGCCAAAGCTGCAGTGTCCACAGAACCAGGAGCATAATGCTCCGTGTCTAAAGAATCAGCTACAATATGTTCGCTATTAATTTGGTCATCAGCTATTTTAGCTCCAGTAATTGAGTCTGCTGCGATTTGACCGCTTGATATACCACCAGATTTAATAGAAACCGCTCCACTTGTTACAGAAAAGTCTGCACTTGCAAAAGAAGCTATACCTTTTGCACTTGTTGATGCAAAAATGTTAGAGTCAGTTAAGTCTACCGCTATTGTAGATGCATTGTCATCTGAGCCAGAAGCTACTGTTCCATTAATACCAGCGCCATAAGTTAAATCTTGCAATGTAGGCAAGTGAAAAACTTCTACGCTTGTATTATTATGTCTTCCAACAAATAATCTTTTAGCTGCTTGATTTAATGCTAATTCACCATCTGCTAAACTTCCAGGGGGACTTGTATTAGTATTACTTGAGTGTCGTTTTATTTGTACTATATTCGCCATTTTATTTACCTTTTATTAAGTATAAGTATTTCCATCTATTGTTTTTCCCGATAATGTTTGATTAGAATTTAAATCTACTATATCACCATTATTAGTTCCCCCTATTACTTTATCGTCTAACTGATTCAATTCAGAAGCAGTAGCCGTAATATTTTTTAATTTTGTTAAATCTATTGTTGTTACATTTGAAGACGAAATAACTCCACTTCCATTTACATTTTCTTGTACCGCAGCCTGTAAATTCTTTGCATTTGTTCCTGTAAGTGTTATAGGTATCTCAGTAGCATTAATTGTAAATGTATCATCGGTTTTAGACGCATTTTGTACGCCTACGGACTTGTTAACACTTTGATTGTCAACGCTAGTCTTAACCTCTACAGGAGTTGATACTTTTGCACTAATAGCCATTACCAAACAGGTACCAATCCAGGAGAAACTACAACATCGCCTTGTATTTCTCTTGTTAATTTACCACCACTAGTTTTTTTAGACACTAATTCCCAAACACCTTCATAATTATCAGCTAAATCATCTGTAGCTGTATTTGCTATTGTCATAGTTAAAACTGTAGCGCTTGTTTTAGTTAATCCATCACCTACAGTTAATGTAATATCAGCAGCTGAAGAAAAATCTTTAGCTATTATTACCCTATAATCATAATCCCCAGTATCGTGAGGCGCTTCAAATGTAATAGTGTTTTCAAAATCAGTATTTTGCATTATTTGTATATCTTGATATTGTTCTGCGGTAATCACTATATACTCCTAATATAAAAATACTACCGTGTTAGCACTTGCTTTTGTAGCACAAATTGGATATGTGTGTCCTTGTAACAAATAAAATACAACATCAGCACCATTTACTGTTAAAGTAACGTTTGCTGACGTGCCTTTCATATGAACTGCTCTACACGCATCTTGGTCGCTAGTTGTTGCAACTACTGCCTTGATATATGGAGCTACGCTTTCCTGTACTGCATAATCATTAAGTCCTTTTGCCATTTTTTTCTCCTGTTAAGTTAATTTTGCGTATTCAATTGCTGGACCAGTATCGTCTGCTCCAACTACATTAATAATTCCTAAAGGTTTTGGTATAAAAATACAATCTCCACTATTAAGTGTACAAAGATTTGTTGAAGCTAACTTTATAGTTACAGAATCATTATTAGCTACTGTACCCAAATGAGGAGCTGTACTTATATATTCTAAACCAGTATGTTTTATCCAAACACCATCATCTCCATTAGCTGCTACTTCAACTGGAGTAGTACTTGCTTCTATATGCGTCATAACTCCACCATCCCAAGCATCAATATTTGAACCATCCCAAGTTAAACTAGAGTTTCCTCCACCTAAACTTCTACCAATTTCAGCGTCAATAGCTTCTATAGTATTACCTTCTAATGTAGTGCTTTGTATTGCTGATACGCTTATTGCATAATCTATTCTTGCCATTTTATTCCCCTATTTTACCGCAAATGTTTTTATTGTATTTGCGATATACATTTTGTTTCTGTTGCTTTCGTTATCAGCAACTTTTTTATGAAATTCTCTTAAATAATACTCTTTTCTTTCTAAATCCCCCATTCTTTCTGCCATCATAGCACGTACATAATCTACAACTGCTAGACTTAACATTCTATTTAAATTTATATAACTTGATTCTATTACTTTTGTAGGTTCATTTAAAGCTGATTGAGCATTTTCTTCTGGATTTTCTACTGTAAATGGTTTATCTATGCAAGTATATTCAATTCGTAATCCATTAGTAATGGCTTCATCTGGATATATAATATCATCAAATTCTCCACCTTTAACTCTACCTTGATTATCTATAATTCTACCAGAACTTCTTCTAATTTTATAAAGTCTTAATTTTTTACCGCTTTGTATATAAGCATAAGTTCTATCTGTGTCATAACTCATGGGTTTGTATCCTCGCTAACTAAAGGTTCGCTTCCTAATCTTTTAATAATTTTATATTTATTATCATCTTCAGTATCTAATACACTTATATTTTTTAAAGCAATAAAATCTAAAGGTAAATCATAATCTCTTTGATTTTTTACAATATCAATTTTAGATACTTTAGTATTTATTTCATTAGATGATTGTATTTTATTTATTGCATCTTCAACAAAAGCAATAACTAATTTAGTTTCTCTTGTATTAGCTCTTTCCATTAACTCTAAAATCGTCATGATGTAGCTCCTTGCTCTCTTCTTTGTGATTGTTGTTGTTGTTCTGGAGCAGTTATTGCACCCGTAATAGCTTGTAATTCTCCTACCGCTCTAGATAAAAATAATTGAGAACTTTGTACACTATCTCTACTTTTTTGAGTATAAGCACTAGCTGTTTGTAATCTTATACCGCTTTCTTGTAAATAAGAATTTGCTTTAGACATTTCTGAATTAAATTTAAGAGCATCAGCTTGATATTTTATATTAGCTTCATTTAGTTTAGCTCCGTGCACTTGTAAATCAGAAGCAATTCTTAATTGCTCTTTTTGTATTTCAGACGTATATGAAGCCAATTCATTTTGATATTTTTGAACCGCTCTATTTAAATCAGCTGTATAATTTTGTAAATCTATATTTTTGTTAGCTTGTTCTTTAGTTAGTTCAGCTTGATAAGAAGCAATATCTCCATTAAATCTTTGAGTTTCTTTTTGCAATTCAGATTGATATTTAGAAACTTCTGTATTAATTCTTTGTATTTCTTTTTGCAAATCAGCTTGATAATTAGATATAAAAGTGTTTACTCTTGTTGCTTCTCTTTGAACTTCACTTGAATATTTTTCTAAATTACTTGTAAAGTCTGCTCTATTTTGGTCTACCTTTGCTCCAAATTCTTCTAATTTTGTTTTTTCAGTTATTAGTCTTTCACGCCCTAATGCCAATTCAGCTTGTAAAACATTAGTTGTAGCGTTTACCATTTCTGGGTCTTCGTCTTCTAACCAATAAATAGCTGATTTACTTGTTTTTGCACTAGAGTCTCCTGAAGTAAAACCACTTTCTAATATTGATTCAGCATTATTAATATCTCCAAACACTTCAGAAGCATTTATAACAATAGATTCTGAATTATAATTAGGCAATGATAATCCTGGATTAAAATCTGAAGCTAAGCTTTTAGAAACATTTATTGCGCTTGGCAAAGGATTTGTGATAGAAATACTACTTGGTAAAGATTTAGTTAAACTAACATTTGTAGGCAAATCTTTGTTAAACACAAATTGTGGAATAGTTTTTGTTAAATTAAATTTACTAGGTACGCTTTCGGTAAAATTAAATACTGGATAATTAGAAGGCAATGTGTTAGAAAAAGACTCTATAGTTGTAGCAAATATTTTATCTATTTCCGTTTTACATAATCCTCTATAATAAGAAGCTAATCTCATATAATCTAATGAACAAGCATATAATATAGCTATGTTTTCATATTCTGTAAGAATCCAATCATCGGTATTCTCGTCAATTATTGGGGGAGCTGAATAAACAATTACTCCTTTATCTCCAGTACCAGCATTAACAGTTGTTGAACTGCCCCCTAATGGTGTATATGTTTTATTTGCTCCTGAAGAATTATAATCAGGGTCTGGTTTAATATAAATTTTACCACTTAGTTTATAATATTTTGGAAACATTTCAGTAGCTGTTAACAAACTATCAGCTTCGTCAAATATGTGTATACTATTATCAGGAGATTCTTGAGCTACTCTTTTTTTGCCACTATCTAAGCGATAAACTGCTAATATTTTATCATATGCTAACGAAGAACCATTTCCTAAAATATCAGTACCAGCTTCATTCCAACCCGTAACTTCTACTTCAGAAGCAATAGTCCATAAAAATTTTTCAGGCAATGATGCTAATATAAATTTAGCTCCAGCGTTAACATACTCTACTAAATATCTAGCTTTAGTATCGTTTCCAGTTATATTATTTACTTTTTCCCATAATTTCATATCTATTCTCCGTATGCATCCAGGTCCCCGTAGGGAGAAAGGAGGTAAAGAACCTACAAGGACCTAATGCAAATTAACTATTTAGATTATTTCCAAATAGCGTGTGATTCTGGCATCTTATACTCGAAACCAGCTTCAGTTAGAATCATATCGACTCTCTTGTCTACACCAGTGTTCTCTAAGTTCTGAACTCCAACATAAATAGAAGTGTCTCTATTAACTCCATTACCAACTAGTGGTCTGTAAGCAACATTGTTCATGTTGATAGCAGCGATTTTAACGTGTGAACCATCTAAGGCAATACATCTAGCTACGTTCATTTTACCGTATACTGTTTGTATTTCTGTCACGTCTAATCCCATTACTTTCTTTCTACCAGTAACGGCTAAGTCTGCTTGGAAGCGATTAAAGTTACTACCATTATCGCCAATTGCAATGTTGTTTTTAAAGAACCCACCTAGTTTATGTAACCAAGTGTACACAGCAGTACTACATAAGAATACTGTTGCTCCGTCTTGATTGTATCTAGGGTCAAAATATTGTGACATATCTTGTAAGAAGTCATCAATAGTTTTTGTAGCTAGGTCTAATGTAAAGATATTACCAAAATTCAAGATGTAATCTAATGCACCTTGAGTGTGGTTTACTGAACTATCTGTAACTTGTGAACTGAATAATCCAGCCCATTCAATGTCCCATTTGTGCTCAATAAGTTTTTCTTTCCATGTTCTAGCCCACTCATTTGGTTCGTATTTAAGAGCTGTTGCTCTTGCAGTATTAGTCATACCAAACTCGCTTCTAAAGATTTGAGTTTGTCCGTAACCAGTTGAGTATGGGTTATCTTTCCAAGACTCTCCAAGTAATGAAGAACCTTCTCCGTATGAAGTACCAACAACATATGAACGTTTTCCTTCTAATGCTTCAGCAATATCTTCTGCATATACAGATACGTCAGGTTTGTCATTAGCTAAATAAGATGCTAATTCAGCACCGCTAGACATTCTAAGAACTTTACCAGTAATTAGAGATAGTTTAGCTGTAGTTGAACCGCCAGCCGCTGCTCCACCAGTGCCAAGATTTTTATCCGCTGCGTCTGCTACTGCTGTAATGCGAACTAACATATAATCGTTAACTGCATTTCCAGCTGCGTCAGTCATAGGTACTTTAAGGATTTGATTAGGTTGTAAGAATTGTGGTCTTGTACCATCGTCTCCTACTTTAATTTCACTATTACTTTGTCCTTTAATATTTTGAATATTTCCAGCTGAATAATAGTCTGTTCCAGCATAAAGCTTTACTTCACTTCCAACAACGGGTGCTGAAGTGTTTGCTGCTTGTGCTAGGGTTGCGTCTGTAAATACATCAGTTGAAGCAGATTTGATACTTCCAACGATATATACATAACGCTTCATGAATGAATGTCTCTTCTCGGTAAACTTAAAAGTTGGGTCATCCGTAGGTTTTTTAGCCATTGTTGAAACAAGTCTAAAAAAAGGAGTCTGAGCTAAAGCGAGTTCTGAAAATCTATCGCCAAAGTCATATCGTCTACGTAAATCACCAGTAAGAAAAGTATTGGAATTAACTCCACCAACAACTCTTCCTCTTTCAAGTAAACCAGTAGAAGTAGACAATGCTAAAGGTGTATTAGGCATGTTTCCCTCCTAGGGGTTTGTTTATATTTACATTAACTCATCCAGCCCTGCACCTTGAGATAACAACTTGTCAAAAACGACATCATCCATTGATTTTTCTTCTTTTTGTGCATTCCCTACCGAAGCAACACTTGTAGGCATTTGTCTAACATTTTTCATTTGATTTGCTACTTCTTGACGAGCACCTTCTGCTATTTTAGCATCACGATTATCTCTATTCTTTAAGTAGTAAACATCTTCCAATGTTAGCTTATGCGATTTTGCATAATCCATTAAATCCTGATAGTCTTCTTCAGAAACTTCGTGCTTTTGTTTAAAAGCTGCTTCTTGAGAAGCTTTCTGAGATTGCATAGATTGTTGTTTAGCAAAATCTCCAAGTCTTCTTTGTACCACTCCATCAACAGTTGCATTAAACAATTTTGCTGAAGTGGAACTAGGGTCTGACAAAGCTTCGTCATAATCAAATACGAAATTTTCGTCTACGCCAAGCTGCTCTTTTATACTCGTTGGAGCTGAGCCGCCACCCTCAAAATAATTTCTAACATGAGAAATTAAATTAGGGTCTTCTTTCATTGCATTTAGTAAAGGCATATATGGTTCAATCTCTTTAAGCTGAGAATTAAGTCTCTTAGCTTCACGAGATGAATCGCTATATCTCTTTTCTAAATTGTCTACTTCTTCAGTAGACTCTTGCTCTACTTCAGGGTTCCCTTGTGGGGAAGTTGTCTGTTGTTCTTGAGCTTCTTCTATTGGCTGGGATATTACATCACCCATGACTTGTTTATCAAGCTGAGAAAAAAAATCTTCAGCCACAGTATCGTTCTCAATAGGGGCTACTTTTTGTTCTGCTCTTTCGGCATCATCCATAAGTAGGTTATCCTGTGTAATTTCACTCATACTGTATCTCCTTTGAATTTACAGTTATTTTTCTTTATTATCAACACTATTATTTTTCTTTTCTAGCGCTAATTCTTTTTTAGTAGCTTCTAAGGCATTTTTCATTTGCCCTCTTAATATTTCTTGTTGTGCTTGTGTTTTATGCAATTCTTTATCTACAACTTTTGCACCTTCTACTATTTTATCTCGTATTCCAGATTGAACTACTTGTCTTTCTAGGGTTTGTATTTCCCCTTCTTGATTTTTAATAGTTTCTTCCATCTGAGCTAATTGTTGTTGTAATTGAGAATATAAACTTTTTCTTTGTACTAACGCTTTTTTATTTCTAATGTCAGTTTGTTCTAACATAGCTATATCATCTATTAATCCAGCTTGAAACCATTTAAAATATTCATCTTGTAAAGCCCATCTATTTACTGGTTGGGTAGCACCTGCAACTATTCTTATGTCAAATTTAGCAGTTTGATAGTCATTAAATCTTTGTATAACTTCTCCAAAATCATTATATATAGGAATATTAATAGATACTTCTTGAACTTCTCCTTCTCCAGCACCAGCTTCTGGCTGTACAATTCTAAATATTTTTTGACTAGTATATGTAAATTGAGCAATTTCTTTAAATATTTTTCCTAAATGTTCTAATGCTGGTTCTACGCAATTATTTACCCATTGTCTAATTCTTCTTGTTCCATATTCATCCATCGCTAACATACCACGATAGGTTTCGTGGCTATCTTGACCAACACCTTGCATACTAGATGAAATACCGCTAATATATTCTATATCTTCTTTACCTTGTCTAGTTACTGTATAAAAAGCGTTATTAATTGGCAAAGGTTGAACTGCACTAGGAGCTTCAAATCCTTGTCTATATTTTAACATAGCTCCAGGAGAACTTGAATATTTTTCCCACTCTTCTTCGTCAATAGCTCCTTCAGTATATAACCATCTTAAATTACTTGCAAGATTTGCATTGTGAAGCATAATTTGATGCGCTTTATTTATTTCTCTTTGTTTTCCTATCATAGGAAGTACCGCTCCCATAGGGAAAGGCGTTCCTGTATGACTATAAACGACTGGAACAATAGGATATTCTTCTATTGGCAATAATGCTTCGTATAAAAACATATCACCAGCAGAAGCGCAAACTTTTATTTGCGTTTTAAAAAATTCTATAACATCTACAATAGATTTTGCATATACATCAGAATCTAATAGTTTTTCAAAATTTTCTTTTTTTAACGTTTCTTGAATTGTTCTAGTTTGTTGCCTAATTAATTCTGCTTGCATCATAGCTTTAGTTTCTTCTATCTTAGCTGCCATTTCTTCTTGAAACTTTTGCAATTCTAGTTGCATTCTTTCAGGTAAAATTTCCCCTTCTTCTACTAAGGCATTTAACTCAACTTGTTTTTCTTGTAATTGAACATTTAATTCTTGGATTAATTTTTCTACTTCTATAGTTGCTTGTTCTTCTATCTTTTTTAATTCTTCTTTTGAAGGAGGCTCTTTTCTCCATATGTTTACAAAAGCAACTTTTTCTTTAGAATATACTTCGTAAAAATCTAGAATTTCATCTTGTTCTCCTTCTAAAGTCCAAGCTTCATTTTCTACGTCTCCTGGTAATACATTTTCAGCTTCGTGTATGTCTCTTTTAGAGTATTGTTTACTTTCAGTAGAACCAGTAGCTCTAACAATTTTTCTTTTATATTGTGGAAGCAATCTAACTAAACTTGTTTTAGAAATGTTTTTTTGAACAATAATATAACTTGCGTCTCTAAATAAAAAATCTCTACTAACTGGGTCTACGTAAACATCGTAAGGGTCAATAGAGTCAAACTTTACTTCTCCTACACCATTATCAGCATTAGGGTCTACGTCTATTCTAAAAAATCCAAGACCTTTTACTAGAGCGTCTTGTATTACTGTGCTAAACAAACTTTTACCGCTTGATAGGTGCCAACAATATTCAGCAATCATACTGTGAATATGTGCAATATCAGAATCACTACCCTCTACACCAACTGCTTGCCATTTAGGGTTATTGGCTGTAACAAAGTATTTCATAATCTCAATCGCTGGTGTAATACGATTGATAATAAAGTCTGGCATACCACCTTCTCTTAAATCTTCTAATTCTTCTGCTGACAATTGCTCATTTAAAAAAAAGTCCATACTTTTTTGAGAATCGGTAAACCATTTTTTTCTAAAATAATTATTTGCCTTTTGAAACAAATGTTTATTTATATCAGCTTTATTTTTTCTCCCTGGTTTAGCCATTATTTCTTTTTCCTTTTTTTACCCCAATTACTTTTCATATTATTATATGCTTTTTTAGTAATTGTGCTGTTTGCCTTACTTCTACTTGTTCCAGCTTTTTTTCTTTTATTAATATTTCTTACTAAACTCATATTAGTCCCTTATTTCAAAATGTGGTAAGTCGTCAAAATTATTATCTTTTAAATCTTTATCTCTATCCCAATCTCCACCCCAACGTATAGTTAAGCCCATTGAAGCTGCGATTCCCATAACAAAACCAGCAAAATATGTAAAACGTTCTCTATCTTCCCAGTCAATAGGATATGGAGCTACGTCTACAGCTAATGATGGATATTGATTATGTTTTCCTTTTGGAAATTTTAATTTACTAAACCCTTCTTCAAATAATTTGTTCTGTTCTTCTTCTCCACGATGTCCTTGCAAAACAGTACAATCAAAATCTTCAACTACTCTTTCAAATAGTTCTACTAATCTTGGGTCGCAAGTATTTAATCTTTCTTGTGATTTTTTTCCAAATCTTGGCATTACTAATTTCTCAATTCTTTTAAATAATTCATAATTTTATTACCTAATTTTCCACCCAAACCAGCTCCTCTCATTCCTTCTGATTGAACTGGTATATCAGTTTGACTTGAATATTTAGTAAAAGCTTCTTTTGTTTTTGGTCCTGCAATACTATCTATTTTACCTTCGTAATATCCGTAATGTTTCAAAAAATTTTGCAAATTAGCAACTTGCGTTTTATCAAGCTTTACAAAAGGGTCAGTTCCTTTAGATTGTCTTTTTTTCATATCTTGAACATAGTCTTGCATACCTTGTGCGTCATAACTATATTTTTTCTTTCCTATCTGTGGCATAATTATTTCCTATTTTTTAAAAGTTTTTTCTGATGCTGAAATACCAAATGAACCAAGCGTAACCCAAACAAACGAATTATAAATATAGTCATTAACCATAAGTTCTATGCCTATAATTCCCATTGCTAAATCTACAATACCAAATACGCACATAAGTGCAAACGAAAGAAATCCTATGATATTCTTTTCGTTGTATTCGTTTTTATCTTTAAATAATTCCCACATTAAGCAGTTATCCAACTTTTAGCTTTTCGTTTTGGTTTATACCATCTTGGCTCTTTTTTAGTCCCATTTTGTTGATAATTAGGGGGAAAAGCGTGTAAATTAGCATAATATAGTCCCTCAATTGTATCATCATGAGCCATTCTTGGTCCAAATGTAATGATTTCGTTAATTAAATCAAACATATTTTCCCTAAAATATAAGGAACCTACACTAAAAATGCCAGATAAACCTGAATAAATTCTATTTCTTTTCTGTGTTCCTCCTGGTTTTTCAGGAATTACGCTAATATCATAGCGATTTATTCTTCTTCTTTCGTCATTTAAAGCTTGAAATACACTACGATTCATAGCTACATCTTCTACTGTTGCACTACTACAATTATACTTTTGATACAGCTCGATGATATAATCTACTACTCCTTTTTTATCAAATATTTTACCATCTTTATCTTTTGCTCCTAGCGTAGGAATACTTCTGTGTCTTTCATATTCTAGCACATAACGATTATTATTTGTATCAACTGCAATAACCATAATAACACTAAAATCTGATTCTTTGGTGTCAATATCCGTTGCAGGGTCGCATCCAATAAATGTATTTACTGGAATTTTTTCTCCATTTTGTATAATATAACCTATTTTATCGTCTTCGTTATATTCATAATAGCCTTCCCAATATTTAATATGTTTTTGTGTCCAAATAGAATCTTCTTCAGATTGAACTTGCATCATATATTCTTGGTAAAACTTAGAAGGCGTTCCACTATCTTGATAGAATTTTTTCTTTTCTTCTAACTTTTCTATAGGAAACCACCCAGGCCACAAAGAAGTTCCATCGGGCAATATAGCTTTATAAGTAATTACTCTCCACGCAAAATCTTTTTGGTTTTCTCCTTGACGCTCGTAATTAACGATAAGATTATTGATGAAGCTATCAAAGTGCACAGGAGTACCATTGACCCTAAGACGACCAGTATGAGGCTCAATAGCAGGATAAACAACAGCAGTAACGAGGTTACTGTTTTTAGCCCTTGCTTCAGCCGTGATAGTATTTGCTTCGTGTTCAAAGTCGTCAAGGATGATGAGGTCATATCTTTTATGCAATTTAGCACCTCCCCTGATACCTGCAACATTCGATTTACTAATGAGTTTACATCCATTGGTTAACTCCACATCTTCTTCTGTCCATTTTTTTCCTTTCATATTACCGAAGTAATATTTTATTTTATCGTTATACTCAAAATGGTATTTAATATAATCCATATTACCAGTACTAAGTTTTTGCGTAGCAGATACCCATGCGTAAAATAGCATATCGTCTTTAGGGCAAAAACAAAAGTCTTTGATAATTGAGCATTTCGTAAGCACAGTTTTTCCATGACCACGAGGTAAAATAACCGCTAATTGTTTTACTTCTGGATTATCAATAGCATCAGCCATTTCATAATGAAATGGAGGTGTTTCACTTCGCATAAAGTCATCAGGAAGAAATAACTTCCCAAATGCAATCATATCTTTACTTGCTAGTCTTAGCGCTTCTTCTGCTTTGCTTATGTTTTGTATCTTGTTCATTTTTTTCTTTTTTTAACACATCTTCCATGTATTGTTTTAATTTATCTTCGTCTCCATTCATGCGAATATATTTATCAATAACATTATCCATCATCATAACATGACGATGCAACATTTGTATTTGCATAGTTAGTTCTTTAATGCCTCTAACTAAATCATGTTTAGACAATGTAGGTTTATTTTGTTTAGCCACCTTGACCCACCTTTCTTTTTTTATAGTTTGGACTTTCTTTGGTATAGTATTTTGTATTATTACTCATACCTTGTCTAGTCTTCTTCTTTCTTTTAACCTTCTTTTGGAAAGTTCCGAATATTCTTCTTCTCATTTATTTCTTTTTCTTCTTTTTCTTTAATTTATTCATAGCATTTATAGCTGCTGCTTTACCAGCTTTAGTGTACGAATATGTTTTTTTTCCTACTTTTGGCATTTTAATTCTCCCAACAATTTATTTTATCTTTAGTAAATTCCATAGTAATCCAACCCGTACGCTGAATACCATAGAAGCTATAACGAGCATAGTCTGCGTATCTGAGGAACGACCCTCCTCTTACATACCATTTTCGTTTTAGACTTTCTTCTCCTTCTTCTATTGTCAATGAATCAATTGGTTTACAATACAACTGATGATTATGTCCTAAGAAATATACATCGCCATCAGAATAAACCGAAGCCATTTTATCTAATTCCGTGTCTCCGTTCTTTGCTCCACTTTTTCCGTGTCCACTAACAAGAAACCAATCTTTATCGCCAATACTAATTTGTGCGTATCCAGGCAATCTAAAATATGGAACATCCATTTCACTTGCTAATGTTTTACATACATCAAAATCTAGTATATTAAAACTTCTTAGATAGTCGTGATTCCCTCCTCTTATAAATAGGCACTTATCCTGTATGGGTTGTACCAGTTTTAAGAAGCTTAGATATTGCTCTTCTGGTGGAATACTTTGCCCTCGTTGATTTATTTTATAATTAGGGGGAATCAGTTCTATCATATCTCCATTACCAAACCATCGTGCATTTGGGTCTTCATATATAATTTTAATTGCCTCTTGAAATTTTTTCAAATCAAATTCGTGTGCTCCTACGTGTATATCCGTTAATCCATGTATTCGCAGTTTTTCGTCTGATTCTATTTTAAATAATTTTCCTGGTTCTATGTGCTTCTTGTCGTACTCTTTTACATCAGAAGGTATTGGTATGGAAAACCATTTCCCGCAAGACTTACAGCTAAATTGTTGTTTTACAGTATCTTTGTTGCGTTTTTTACCCTCTTTCTTTGTCAACATACTACTACAATGTGGACATATCATGTGATTTCCTCCTCGGAAGTTGTTTCTGGAAGTAACGCTCTAGAAGCTCCCTCTATTTCTTCGGGACTAAATCCTTGGAACATTCCTACGACTCCAGTTTCTATTTTCTTAACTTGATTACCTAGCGTACCGATTGCTTTTCCTAGTTCTTTTAAGGATTGCAATGCAATATTCTGGTCTTCACTTGTATCAGCTAGTTGTTTTAGGGAACCTAAAATATATGCGTGGTCAATCCCTAGCTCTTTTGCTATTTCTTTTGAAGTTTTTTCTATCTCACTCATTACTCTCTCCTGTTTAAGTAATATTACAGCTTTTTTTCTAGCCGTGTTACGATTTTTTTCAGTAAATGCTTTCATATAAGCACTCACAGCATCCTTTCCCACTGCGACGCTAGTCGCAAAAATTTTTTCTCTGTTTGTACATTTGGACCTCTCCTTCACCCTACTAGAAGTATTCTTGATTTTGGTGCTAAATGTGTAGCGATTTGGGTGTTTCTGGAAATCGGTGTCCATGTACGTTTTCTTAGAATTGATAAATGTGCCAACTATGGTTCTTACATAGCCTTTAGATTGTTTATAGTTTTTAGAATCTTTCGGATGCGATAGATTACTGGAAACCTTTAAAAGCTGAACAATACGACCATCATCACTCTTTACCCAATCACCTTGTTTAGCATCTCTCCATTCGGAGTGAAGTATCCCTTTGGGATGGTCCTTTAAAAACTCTTTTTTTGTATCATATACGCAATGACGTACTTGTTTAATTTTTCTACTCTCCACGTTTTGCTAATTGTTTATGCAAGGATTCAATTAAATGCATAACATCTTTGTGAATCCAATACTTCTTTCCATTAATTTCTATAGGTACGCTACTAATTCCTTCTTCAGCATCTATATCGTTTTCAACATATTCCATCGCCATTTCTTCGTCTTCTATAATCTGCTTAGATAATTTGTTTTCTAATTTAACCAAGCGCTCAATATGTCCCAAGATTCGTTCCTGGTCCTTTTGAGATAGTCTTGCTAACCAATTAATTGATGTACCCATACTTTTTTTCCTTGACAACATACATAAAACACCCTATCTTCAAGTAGTCTACGTAGCTACCGCAGATACTAGTAGATAATAGTAGATTATGTAGATTTCTTTTTCTTTGGTTCTTTCTTTTTCTTTAAATTCTTATCTGCTGCTTTTTTCTTCTCAGATTCTATGTGCGCTATAGCTTTTTGCAGTAACTGTTCGTTTATCTTTGCTTTTTCAGCTTCTTTTCTAGCTACTCCAGTTAGCCCTTCTCTACCGCTTAAATCTTTACTAGTTATCGTCATACAGACTCCTTTGTTTATCTATAATATAGGTATACCCCATGTTATTTCCAAGAAAAAATTGTAGGATTTTGAAATGCACTCATATACGCACACGGGACCCCCATTAATGGGGTTATATATATGTAAGATTAACTTAGAATCAGTACTGGAGGAAATTATGAGTCTAACTTATAAACCAGGAGACCCTATCTATGATGCAGCTATAGCACAACGTAACACAGCTTACGATGTAGTATTAGAAACAGCATTAAACGCACAGTTCTTTAAGACTAGACGTGATAGATTCGGCAACGTGACTCTACAATCTACTGCCACTAGTTACAATGGTACATTAAAAGCAGCTGAAGCCATGCAAATGATTCAAGCTGTTACCATTGCTAAACTTAAACCTATTGAAGATAACATGGCTACTGCTCAGCAGGGCTTTCAGTTGTTTCATCAGGTAACTACTGGTAATGTTGTAGCTCCCGTAACTCCGTAAGTATGAGAGGGTAGTGTAATGCTACCCTTTTATATCTTTTTTTGTATTGTTTCTACTCTTATATATTAAAAGAAGAAGAAGTAGAGATATAATACCATATTTATATATAGATATGTGTATAACATGGGGATAAACTAAGAAAAACTAAGAAAAGAGGTAGATATGACTTATTATGAATTAGGATATGAACGTAGAGATAGATTATTTAGTGATTATAGAACATTATATAAACAATACTACGGAGTATCTATGAGTGATTTAAAAATGCGTAGGTTATTAATTAATAATATAACTGATAGAGATTTAAAAATACGTATTGAAGCACTAAGAATGTTATTAGAATTAAATGATTAAATATTTAAGGGGCGAGACTCTACTTAATATCAGTTAGTAGTATATCTCATTTACCTCGTCTTGTCCCTTTAATTTCAAGAATTAAAATGCGGCTATATTCGTGGATAACAATGTAACACCATGCATAATCCACCTTGAGGCAATTGAGTGTCCAAAAGAACATTCAAGTAGTTAGGCAATGGTCAAATGACTGAGCAAACCTATGCTAATCAAGATACCTAAAAAGAAAACGCAGGTGTATCTTATAGGTATTGTAGGGGGATAGCTTCCCAATGCGTAATCCTACTATAGACGTATTTTAATATATAACAACAATAGATAAAAGAAAGAAGGTAGACATGAAATTTGGAAAAGCAGTATATAAAATAGAATCAGCTTTAATAGAACAAGCTAAAAGAGTTGGTTTACACAAGCTTCCTAAATTAATACAAGAGTATTTAGCTAAACACGGAAGAATGTAATGAAAGATTTATTAGCACCATTTATACAAAGCGGTAGTCAAGGTTATGATACAGCGTTACAATCTATGGCTTGGGCTAGAAAAGCTAAAGATAAACATAGTAGAACATATTACATGGTAGTATTTAGTAGTAAGTATACATATCATATAACTCTCAATGATTATTATGAAGACGCAACAAAAAAGTTCCATATTATGTGGGATGATACTATAGTAGTAACAGATGAAGTTAAAGAGTATAGAAAACGTTATAGAAGTTTACATGCTATTCCACGTTATTTGATGTGGAGATTAATAGATAATAAGTTTACTAAAGTATCTTGGTTATCTTTACACAAAGACCAAAACGATAAGCCTTATTATTTTATACCTAAAACTAAAATTATTCCATTTAAGACTGATACAAGATTTACGTTGAAGAAAAATTATTATATATTTCATCAAGATATAAATAAAAATGGAACTTTGAAAAACAAAGCAAGACTATGGTTTCCAGTTAAACCATGGGCATTTCAACCTTAAGGAGACGTATATGACGCAACATTATTGGTATGACGCAGACGCTGATATAATGTATATAGCTTGTTTGCAAACACATGAGTTGATATTAATTATTGTACTTCCTGTATTATGTTGGGAAGTATGTAAATGGTTATGGAGGTTAAAGTGAGAAATATACCTAAATCTTATTATGAAGGTACGCATAATAGAAAAACTAAAGCAGTATTATCGGCATACGCAAAGTACAGACGTGAAACATTACTTGGTCGTATTGCAGATAGATTTAATAGACTAATTGATATAATAAACAAAAGAAGCTAAACAGAATAGGAGATTAAAATATTATGTTAAGATTTAAAGTTGGTAAAGATACTAAAACATTAAAAATATTAAGACACTTAAAGAAATATGGTAGTATTACTAGCTTAGATGCATTTGAAAATTATCGTGCAACAAGGCTAAGTGCAATAATATTTAGACTTAGAGAAGAAGGTTTTGATATTGATACAAGAAGAATACAACACAAAGAAGCAAACTTTGGTAAGTATGTGTTAGAAGATACTCAGAATAATCTTCAATTATTATATGAGTATAGAAGATTAGTTAATTAGGTAATAGATAGGTGCTTTTTGAGTAAAGAGTTAAATGGTTCAGTTCTCCAGAACAACAGCCCTCTATAGCCTGAAAAGGTATTGACTATAACCTGATAAATTATTATATTATAGACGGAGGAACCTATGATAGACATACCTAAAATATATAACGAATACTTGCAAAAGAAAAGCGTTGAGAATCGTGAAAAATACAAAGACCATTTAGGTTGGTTCTCAGCTAGTAGTGCTGGTAGTTGCTATAGAAAACAAATACATAGAACACAAGGTTTAGAAGTTGGAGCATTAGATGAAAAGAGTGCTAGATTACTAAGACTTGGAACTCTTGTACACGCTGATTTTGAAGAAGCGATGAAAGATTACGACATACAAGAAAGAGCAGATAAACCTGATGAATTACAAGTTGTTACAGAACATAGAATAGAAATACCTGAACTTAATGTAGTAGGACACTTAGATGTAGGTGTTATTAATAGAGAAGGTGAAATGATTCATGTATACGATATAAAGACAGCAGGAGCTTGGAAATGGCGTATGAAGTTTGGTAGAAATCCAGACAAGAACCCAAGTGTGAACTATGAATTACAATTAGCTACTTATGCGATAGGATTAGGTAATGAAGAAGATATTACTGATATAAGACTATCTATTATGTGGTATAATAAAGACAATTCAATGATGCGTGAAGAAAAGATTAGTGAATTATATCTTGAAGAAGCGTTTAATTATTGGACTGATTTAAATGAAACAAGTGATAGCATACAAGGTGAAGCAGAAATGCTTAAACCTGGCACAGAAAATGTTCCTGTATATAATTGGGAATGTAAATATTGTGAATTTCAGGGTAAATACTGTCCTGGATTGTATAGTATTTAGATAGACATAAACATTTAAATGGCTGGAAACGAAACAGTCTTGGGAAAAGAATGCCCAGTGGCATAATTATAAACAACGTATATGATAAAAATTATGTATTGTCTGTCTAATAACACGGAGGAAACTAAATGAAACTAGAATGTAGTATATGTGGACAGGAGCATAACGACCCTTATGGACACAATGCAGAACCTATCAATGATGGTAGATGTTGTGCAGTCTGTAATTTCGATATAGTCTTGCCCACAAGAATAAGATTAATGTTTGCTGATAGAGGTAAACAAGTTAGTGAAATGATAGTAAAACAAGTTAAACAAAGAAAGTTGGAGGAATAACAAATGGGATTCGATTTATATGGAGAAAATCCAAAAGTAGCAAAAGGTTTTTCAGATAAAAAAGCCGAACGATATGAAGAATTAAGCGCTATGAACTATGATGATAGAGAAAAACAAGACCTTAATGATGAATATTGGGAATTACAAACTGAATGGGAAAATAATAATCCAGGAAGTTATTTTAGAAATAATGTTTGGTGGTGGAGACCTTTATGGGAATTTACTTGTGAACATTGTGAAGATATATTAACAATAGATGACATGAATGCTGGATGTTACAATGATAACTATTTAATTACTGAAGATAAAGCAGTAGCAATAGCTAAAAGATTAAAGGAAGCTTTAGAAACTCCTGAAACTCAAGAATATCTTGATAATCATGCAAAAGCTATGCAACAAGCAAAGAAAGATAATGAAAAGATTAATGAACAAAAAGAAGCTTTAAATAAAATTGCTATAACAATGACGGGAGACAAGGACATTGTTCCTATGAATTATCCTAAAGATTTGAAGAAACAATTTGATGAATTGCTTGAAGAAAGAAATTGGGCATCTAGTTATCCTATTAGCAGAGATAATATAGAACATTTTGCTGAGTTTGCAGAACAATCAGGAGGGTTTTCAATATGTTAGAAGAAAAAAATAAAGTAACTAAAGATGAATGGATAGCATTTTTAGAAGTTAGACAAGACGGACAATATAATATGTTTAGTCCTGAAGCTAGGCATAGCGCTGGTCTTGATAAAAATAAATGGAAACAAATCATAAGTAATTTTGATGATTTATATAAATACTGGGGGGATTTAAATGAGTGCATTTAAAACGTTAAGTAAAATAGATGTAAGTGAACACATAGAAAAGAAAGGTAATTTTAGCTATCTTTCTTGGGCTTGGGCTGTAAGAGTATTACTAGAACACTTTCCAGAATCGACTTGGGAAGTACATACTTATTTTGATAATAGTGTAGAAACACCTTATATGCGTACTGAAGCTGGTGCATTTGTACAAGTATCAGTAAATGTAGAAGGAATACGTAGAAGCCAAGTACACCCAGTACTAGACCATACAAACAAAACTGTATTAGAACCTAATGCTTTTCAAATAAACACAGCAATACAACGTTGTTTAGCAAAAGCAATAGCATTACATGGATTAGGTTTATATATCTATGCTGGTGAGGATTTACCACAAGCTCCAGATGCATTAAATAAAGAGCAATACAAATCAATGTTAGATTTACTTTCTATTATTGGCGATAAAGAGTTTGAAGCTAAAATAGTTGAACAAATTGGTAATGAAACTATCAACGATTCTAACTATAAAGCAGCTTTTAATAAATTAAAGCGTAAAGCGGATAAGATAAAAGGAGCTAAAAGTGAAACTAAGTGAAATTGGAAAAGCAAAAGAAAACTATAGAGACGAATTGTATGAATTACATAAATCTTATACTATTGGTGTAAATGACGGAAAAGAGTTTCGTAATGCAACGTTTACAGGAACTAAATTATATCATGGAAAACCAATGTTAACATTTGTAATGCAAACAGCTGATGACTTTGCTAGAAATAATCACATTAATTTAAATATTAATCAAAGTTATTTGTCTTATAGTATAGAAGAACCTATGGAGGATAAACAAGATGGGTAAATTAACTTTAAAACAAGCGGAAGACCTTGTAAAAGATGGTGTCTTTAAACAATCAGACCTTGAGAAAATGCAATCTGATGGTTTGATTAGTGCAGGTAGAGGCACAACTCGTAGATATGTCAAAACAGGAGATGGTACTTGGGTATCACCTATGTTATATTTTGCGGGTTTAAAAGGAGCAAAGTATTCTGAAGAGATGACTAAGCTCAAAATGGAAGTAAATAAAGTAATAGAAAAATACACGGAAGGAAAAGCTAAATGAAGGAAGTAAAAGCAACGTATAACGAAAAAGATGACGGATTTTTGCCAGTAGCAGAAGGAACTTATCCTGCTCATGTTAGCAAGTTTGAATCTAATGAATACAATGGTAGCATTGTGTTTAACCTAACATTCAAAGTAGCAGAAGAAGCTAAGGAAATAGAAATACCAAAGCTAACTAAAGATTCTAATGGTAAATATGTACCTACAGGTGATGTTGTTAGTGCTGGTTTTGTATCAGGAAACACATATCGTGTAGATAAAGGTGTTTGGTTAACTCCTAATCCCGCAGAAGGTGAAGGATGGAAAAACAGAAGATACAAAGAGTTCTTTGAAGGCTTAGGTGTACAATTTCCAAGCAATGACGCTGGAGATACTACACTAGCTGAAATAGAAGAAAAGGATGTTATCGGATTTCCTTGTTTAATTGAATTAAAAGAAACTTCATTTACTAATTCAGAAGGTAAAGAAAGAACCTCTCTTAAAGTGACTAACGTTCACAAATGGGATGATGGTGATAGATTATCTGAAGAAGAAGTAGAAGTAGACGACTTGCCATTTTAACTTACCAGACAACGGGGTCGGTGAACATTAATAATCATTGCGTTATTTTCATATATAACAGACCCCAAGTCTAATATTAAAGAGAGCTTCTATAGTAGCGAAACTCCACATAAACAATGAAATAAATCTGATGGATTCATTTATCTCTTTGAAATATAATTTAAAAAACGTAATTTATATAGGGGTCTAAATAATAAGAAATTAACCAGGATAGTCCTGGTGATTGTTATTGCAAAGGTTGGCTACCTAGACCCTTGTATAAAAGGAGGAATCTTGGATAAATTAAAACAAGCACAAGAATTGCTACGTGTTAATGTTGTCTGGAATAAAATTATACAAAAAATTAAAGATAATTTAGAAATTGGTTCTAGCGAAAAAGACATGATAGATGATATTGTGCATAATGAATGGGCGAAGGAAAAAAAGAATGAACGAAGCAGTAATAACAATTAAATTAACAGATAGTGAAATAAACTTAATGGTTGAAACACTTAAAAATAGCACCTTAAATGGTGAGATGAAAAAACCATTACAAAAACTAGAAGATGATTTAGTAGCTATATTAAATATGGTAACACTAAGAAGAAGAGAAAATAAACTTATTGAAAGTAGAGAGGTAAAAATTGGGTAAAAAAGTTAAACTAAAAACATTAAAACCAGGCACAAGGTTTGACAAAAATGGCACAGAAGGTGTATTGTTAAGTGTTGGTATTAATGCAGAAGTAATGGTGTACAGTATACCAGATAGCAAACATTATAATAGCAATGAAAGTTATTATAAAGGAAAACATACTTGGTCAGCTGGTACATTGGTGGAGGAACAATGAAATGCGAGGCTTGTGGATACGAAACAGGAAGAAAATACAATCCAACAAAGCGTATCATTTCGCTTTTGGAAGAAAGAGGAAGCAATACAATTTGTCAAAGAAGATTGAAACGAGTTATAAAGTTAATTCGTGAAAATATAAATTCTGATAAAAACAATCAAAAAACATTTTACTTTCTGCAAGCAATATCTAAAATACCTGATAAAACTGTAGAAAGAATAATTCATCAATATAATATGGATGAACACGTATACCAAGGTAAAGGATTTGCTTATTTACAGAAAATGATTATATCTGGGTATCAAAATGAAGAAAAAATGTTAGAAAATGAAATAAGAAAGTTTGGTAGAACACCAAAGAAAGTCAAAGTAGAAAGAGGAGAGTATAAAAATGTCTATAGTAGCAATGGAGGAGACTCTATTTCCAGTTAAAGAAGTTCCAGCAATATATCTTGACAAATCTGTACAAGATAAACCACTTGATGGAACAGGTCATAAATTCATCATAAGAGAAGATACAGGAGATGTATTGTCTTGTATGACCGATGAATATAAAATAGTTGACAACAAATCAGTTGTTGATAAAGTTCAAAAAGTATTAAAAGGTTCTGGTGCCGAACTATCAGAAGCTAGAACATTCTCAAATGGTCAAAGAGCTATTTGGAAATGGAATTTTCCTAAAACCAAAGTTAAGGTTGAAAAGGGTGATTTAATAAATCCACAATTAATAGTAGCAAATAGTTACGATGGTAGCACTTCTGTTAATGTTATGGGTGGTGCATTTAGGCTTGTATGCTTAAATGGATTGACAATTGGTAACGTCTTAACGAAAAAGAAAGCTGTACATAAAAATAGTAATACTAGTATTAATCAAATAGATAGTACTATTAATGATACAGTTGCTATGTTAGTTCAAATGTTTGAAACAGAATTTCCAAGACTAACACAAACTAAGTTAAGAGGTAAACATTTAGTTGATATGGCTAAATTGATTCCACAACAATATATGGAAGATTTTACAAGATATTGTTTAAATAATAATATGAAAACATATTGGGATTTATTAAATGCTTGTACTTATGTAGCAACACACGTTGCGCATAGAGATAGAGAATCTATTCATATTATGGAGAATCAGATTTATCCAACAATAACAAGATTAGCAAGAGCGTAGGTTCCTAAAATGCATAAGGCCCCTGAGATATAGACCACTTGATAGAGACTGGCTACGTTAACCGAAGTCGTATAGAAGTGTAGCACGACCCTCTCTACAAAGTCTATTCTCTTGCTGATAAAACTACAGAAAAGGAGGAAAAATGACGTACGATGAAAATAATAATCCCTTAAAATATAAAAGAAATTTTAAAAAAAGACTTAAAACTTTTAAGTCAATAGATGTTTGGAGCGAAGAATCTATTGCAGAACGTGAAGAATTCTACAAAAGATTTGGTAGAGCTTGGTGGATATTTTGTGCAGTACCAGTAGTACAAAAATATGAAAATCAATGGATTAACCAATATAGAATATTAGATGGAGAGATAAATGAGTGAAAGAAAATCAAAAATAGATATGGATGATATGTGGGTATGCGACTATTGCGGTTCAGAAGAAGTAGACGAAAAAGCGTGGGTTAATATGAATACGCTTGAAGTCACAGAAAGTGTAGATGATACTCCACGTTGGTGCAATATTTGCAATGACGAAGTAGCACCGATGACATATTTTGAATGGACAGAAAAAATTGCTGAAGAATGCGGAGGCAATAAAGATAAATATGATGAAATAACAAGTGGGAGTAGAATGTAATGGGATATTACAAGAAATTAGAAATAGAAAAAATGGATAACTACAAGTTAAGAGAAGCAGAAGATTTTGAAGACGGAGTAGATGTTCCTGTGCAACCAATTGAAGATAAGACTTGGAGTATTAAACACGAAGGACACTTGAATAAAAATAATATAATCTTCCATACTAATAAATATCAAAAACTTTACCAAAACATAAAAAAAGTTAATGATGAATTGAAGGAGCATAGAGATGAGTAATCCAACAGGAAAAAAATTAGAAAAAATGTATAATTCTGAAAAAGCATTTGATTTGCAAGAAAAAATAGCAAATCTAATAGATAAATTAAATGAGCTTGGATTTGAGTATATGTATTATAACAATATAAGCTCAATAAGAAGAAAGAGAAAATAAAATGGAATTTATAAGTATTAAACTAAATTATAGAACAGATGAAAACGGAATTAGAATATATGACTATGATGAAATGAGAAATCAATTCGAACAGCATATGTTACAATGTGCGGCTAATACACAGGGTGATTTAGATGGTTGGTCTGATAAACAGAGAGATTATGCTATGGATAATATGACTAGCGATTTATATGAACAAGCGAAGGAGATATTTGAATGATAAAAAGAGTCAATCGTAAATCTATGTTAATTAGAGAGTCTGGTAGAAGTAGTGATTTTATTACACCTAGTTTTGGATACGGTTGTTTATTTAAATGTAATTATTGTTACATGAGAAGACACGTAAAGTCTGGTGTAACAATTGCTGATAATATAGATGATATAATAGAAGCTATTATACAACACAGTATTACACTACCTTACCCGAAAACACCAAATCAAACACACGAAACATATTATACATATGATTTTAGTTGCAATGAAGATTATGTATTGCACGCAAAGTATCACGATTGGAAAAAGTTGTTTGGTATATTTAAATACAACGAACAGATTATGGGTACTGCGGCAACAAAATATGTAAATAATGATTTATTATCTTTCAACCCTTTACAAAAAGTTCGTATTAGATTTAGTCTAATGCCACAAGAGTTGTCTGATAAACTAGAGCCAGGAACAAGTAAAATTATAGATAGAATAAAAGCTATTAATGATTTTATAGAAGCTGGTTATGATGTACACGTAAATTACTCACCAATAATAGTATATGAAAATTCTAAAAAAGCATATGCGGAGTTATTTGACTTAGTAGATACGCACGTACATAACTTGTTTAAGCATAAAGTAAAAGCAGAATGCATTTTTTTAACTCACAACGAAGATATGCATAAGTTTAATGTTACAGAGGGAGTAGAAGGCGAAAACTTATTATGGAGAAATGAGTTACAAGAAGCTAAAACAAGTCAATATGGAGGTCGTAATATTAGATATAAATACAATATTAAAAGAGATTATATAAACGCATTTCGTAATGCTATGAAACGACACGTTCCGTGGCAAGAAATAAGATACATATTTTAGGAGGAAAATATGAGAGAAACATTAAAAGAAAAATACGATAGAACTAAAATGTGGTATGATTCAGCACAGAAATTACTTATGGGTAGAACCATTGAAAATGTATGGTGGCAAGAATGGGATGAAGACTATCCAGAAGAAGGGACTGGATTAGTATTTGTTACAGACAAAGGCGATGCATTCTTTGTAGGAATGGATGATGAAGGTAATGGTCCTGGTGCTTTACATATCGGTATGGATGAAAAACGTAGAAAACAGTTCAAAAAAGAGGGATTATGTACTTCTTGTTTACCAGTAGGTGTAGAAAGCAATTCATCATATAGAGATATGTGGGAAAAACTAAATTATGTAGGAAAAACTAAATGAAAAATGATTGTCCAACTATATTTCCTTACTATGGAGGCAAATATAGCTTATCAAGGAAACTTGTTCCTAAGCTTCATCCTCATGAACGATATATTGAAGTATTTCTTGGTGGAGGAAGTATGTTCTTTAGAAAAAACAAAGCAAAAATAAATATATTAAATGATTTGCATAATGACATAATAAATTTGTATATTTCAGTAGCGGAGGATTTCGACAAGTTTAGACATTATTGTAAACATATACTATTGTCTAGAACTCTTCACGAAGACTATAGAAAACTAATACATAGTAAATCAAAAGTAGACATACCAGATTATAAAAGAGCAGCAATGTACTTTTTTGTATTAAAAACGGCGTTTAACAAAAGCCCTTTCTTACCAATTAGTAACGCTGCTAAATGGAATGACGATATTCTGGCTGATTTAGAACCAAGTAGAAAAAAGTTAAATGATGTGTTTATTGAAAACATGGATTTTAGAAAGTTAATTGAAAAGTATAAGCCAAAAGAAGGAGACATGTGGTATTTAGACCCTCCTTACTTTGCAGCTACAGATAGAAATGATTACTATATACATTCATTTACAGAAGATGACCATTTAAGTTTAAAAGAAGTTTGCGATGAAATTGATGCAGGCGGGGGAAAATTTATGGTGTCTTATGATAATAGACCTGAAATATGGCAAATGTATAGGTTTTATTTTATAGATGAAATACCAATTAAATATGCTGGTCAATTACATAGCAATGAAAAGAAAAATGAATTAGTTATTACAAACTATATTCCAAAAGAAAAACAAATTAGTTTATTTACAGAATCGGAGGTGTAATGAAAGAGTTTACAGACAAAAAAGAACTTAAGCAGACAAACGGACTGGAACCTATGCCTAAGAATGAAGAAGCAGAAATAGCATTATTAGGTAGTATTTTACTAAAAGGTGATGAAATCTTTGAAAAAGCTAAAGCGATTATCAAAGAACCTAAATGTTTTTATACTACAAAGCATCAAGAGTTGTGGAAATCGTTTCATAGGCTGTATAAGAACAATGTGCCAATAGATACTATTACAGTATTTGGAGATTTAAAGGATAATGTAAAAGACAATAATTTAACTACTTATTATTTAACTGGATTGGCTAATGGAGTTCCTACTACTGCGAACGCTGAAACTTACGCTAAGAACATTTGGTATAAGTTTATACAACGTAAAGCGGTAAAAAGTTCCCAAATATTATATAACTTAACTTTACAAAATACGGATGATATTGTAGAAGTCTTACATCAACATGAAAAGATTATACAAGACTTAAAAGATATTGCTCCAAGTAAAGTAGTTGAAACTAAAGACATATTGACTAATACAGTAGAAGCATTAAAAGAAGGCACAAACTTAATACCTTTTGGTATTGAACAGCTAGACAATGCAGCGGGTGGTATGACTAGAGGTGAGATTACAGTTGTAGGTGGTAGACCAGGACATGGTAAAACTACTATGATTATTAATATTGTCAAACGATTACTTGAACAAGGTAAGAAAGTTATGTTATTTAATCGTG